GTTCCACGACCTTGACAAGATCATTGTCCCGGTCGAAATAAGCATCGACGTACATAAATTCTCCTATGTGATTTGCGGCTCACACATACCAATTGTGCAGCTTATGGCCTGCCTGCCTTACAAGTATACTTTACTTATGCCTAACATGTAAATGGCTGTGATAATCAATTGCACTACTAAAAGACTCCATTTACGCCAAATCCACCCTAAGTATAGCCAGCCAAAATTTCCAGCTAGACTTACCCATAGATTTAGGGGATAGACATTGAAACTGGTCAATGCCACACCAGCAATTAGCATAACGGTCAAAGTCCATTCAATAATGGAGTCTTTTAATGATGTCATTAGATTTTTTTGGTAATGTCTAGAATTGCTTCTACTTCTTTCCAATCACTGTCATGGGCGCTCCAATCACCTTTGTGTGCAATTTTGATAGCACGACTGATGATGCTGGTTTTGACGTTAAGTTCTTCAGCTACGGCCTTAACTGTTTCCTTTAGACCTTCTTGAAGATCTTCGATTTCTCGAAGTACAGTGGAACCTTCGTTGATGAGTTTTTCCAATTTGGCCTTTTCTTCTGGCCCGTAAATTCTATTTGACATAGTATCTCCTTAACTAGGCTTAGTATACTGTATTTACGGATCTAAGTCAACTAAAGTTCTTGACAATTCTGCCATATGAGCATATAATGTATACATGTTGAACTACTGGACTACTCATTATGAAAAAGCTCATTCTTGCAGTATTTTTGGCACAATCAGTTATGGCTCATGCTGCTGAATACTTTGATTGGGATAATCCAACCAGAGATTTTGATGCAACCCGTAAAACTCATAATACTGTTCGAGTAGAATGGCGGGCCGTTGATAATGTACGTGAATATTGTAGTAAATTGAATATTGCTAGAGGTTTCGGTCCAATCAAGCATGAAATAAGCGCCTGTAGTACACAAGACGGTAATCTATGTGTAATTATCACAGGTAAAAAAGCAAATATGCATAACCTCGGACATGAGTTACGTCATTGTTTCCAAGGTAATTGGCATAATTAACTTAATTTTTTAATTTTAATTTGCCCTTGCTCAACAGCTTCGTTGATCACACTGATAGTAAGTAAGTCAACTACCTGCTCACCGGACTTGTCATACATAAAGTAATTTTTGTCTAAGAAATAAGTTTGTTCTAAACTTTCTCTGATTACTGCCTTAGCCTCGATTAAATCTATACGTTCTTGTAAACTACGAATACCTTCTGCAACTGTCTGTTGAGATTCTGTTGACATAACATATTTGGCCAAGGCAGCTTGTGTTTCTGGGCCCATACGTCCATCTGCACCATGTTTAGGCAATGCATTTGGATCTTTGGCAAGGATTTTCTTTTGCATAGCTTGTATTTCGGGGTCAGGTGCCGCACCACCTTTAGTTGGTTGGGTACTCACAGGTGTAGAATCTGGTGACGCAGGTGTGCCAGGTGCTGGGGTATCTGCACTACCTTCTGGTTTTTCGCCTTCTTTAGAGTAATCACGATACATGTTATAGCCGGTCAAACCTAGGCTTGCACCTGCTGTAAGCGGCCCGCCCAAGCTTAATACAGCTGACAGACCAGCTATACCAGCACCAACCCAGTCACCTTTTTTTGCTCGATCAATTGCATCTTGAGTACCAATTACTAAACCAACACCTGGTAGAACTGTTTTTAATAATCCAACTCCGGCCTTTGCTCCGATTTTAGCTGCGGATAAGGCTCTGGCGGTTTTAACGTCTTGAGCAACCTCAACGCCAGCTGCTTTTAACTCTGGACCAAGTTTACCGCTACGTCTGAAACGACTACGTTTAACTTCAGGATTTTGAGCAGATGCTCTTGTGGTAGTTCTCTGAGTTTGCGATGTTGTATCTGCTGCTGATTTGTCCGTAAAGTCAGCATCTGTGGCCATGGCTTTGCCCTGAGCCATATCGTACTCTATCAAACGAATTGCATCTAATGACTCTTTAATTGTGTTTTTCACAATTATCTAAGTCCGGCAATACGTAGCATAGCAGTAAGTTCGGCATCTTCTTGTACTCTATTTGGTGGGGGTAATGATCCTGAATGTATAGGCCTTGCTGCAGGTTCTCGTTTGGCTCCTGGTGGCAATTGTAACGGAGCAGTTGTACCATCATCATACTTTTGTCCAGTCTCTGGATTAATACCTGGTGGAACTGCTGCTGGAGCAGGTGTTGGTTGGGTAGCCACTGGACTACCCGTGCCAAATTGTTTCATAGCTGTTCGTGTTTGATCGCCCATAAATCCGTCAGCTTTAATTTTAGCACCTTTAGCAATTAATTGCTGTTGTAGTGCTTGAACTTTTGGATCAAATACTGGTTTTGTTTTTTGTGTAGCTACTGGTGGTTTTGTAGTTTGTCCTGTTCGTCCAGGTTCTGGTTTGGCTCCTGGTGGCAATTGTAACGGAGCAGTTGTACCATCATTGTACTTTTGTCCAGTCTCTGGATTAATACCTGGTGGAACTGCTGCTGGAGCAGGTGCTGGAGCAGGTGCTGGAGCAGGTGCTGGAGTAGGTGCTGGAGCAGGTGCTGGAGCAGGTGCCGGAGCAGGTGCAGGAGGTGTTGTTCCTCCTCCTGCATTTCTTTCTGCTGCATCTGTTGCTGCTCTTACAGCGTCGCCCGATGCTCGATTGACTGCGGCATCGACTCCTGTAGCATCATCATTGGCCTTACCTTGTGCTGCTTGCTGTACTGGTCCAGGGGTATATGGTGCTGGTGTTGCTGGTGTTGCTGGTGTTGCTGGTGCTGCATTTATTTCTGCTTCCTGACTAGCGCCTCGACTCAAACTATTTCCTTGCTGTGGTTTAGCACCTGGTTGATTTAAATCTGAATCGGCCGGAGTTCCCATCCCAACAAAGTTTTTTAACTTCGACCAAGTTTTTTGACCTTGGGCCCGTTGTTTGTTGTAATCCATTTGGTTAGCTGCAAATGGGTCACCAGCGCCTGCACCAACGTTCGAAGATGTTTCATCATAATACTCGTATAAATCATAACCCATGTCTTTCATCAATGCCTCAGCAATACGACCGAGACTTTCTTTTTTGACTTTACTAGATTCAGGCTTCTTTTTATCAGCTACAGCTTTTTTCATAGGCTCTTTTTTGTTGCCGTCTTTGTCCATATCTAAAAAGTCTGGTTTAGTACCTTCATTTAGTGGCTGATTTTCGAGACTGGTTAAACGCTCGATTAACGATTTCATTTCCATAATTTATTCCTTTAATCCAAATTCTTTCATAATAGCACGAGCAAATGCCTTGGGCTTAAATGACGCATAAGCACTTTCTTTCATTTGATTTAATTCTTGTTGAGCTTGATCCACACTGATCATAAATCTGCCAGTTCTATTAGGATTCGCTGCCTTTTCTAAATATTCTCTACTAAGTCCTGATCCAGTAGCCGGTGCGCTAGATTGTGCGCTAGGTTGTGCTGTCGGTGGTTTATAGTTTGGGTTTTTAGCTAACCAATCTAAGGCAATTTTAGCATCATCTACTGACATCATAAATCTACCAGTTCTGTTAGGATTTGCTGCTTTTTCTAAATACTCAGGACCATAACTAACATTAGCGGGTGGAGTAGTTGTTGCTTGTTGTGTTTGCTGTTGCTGCTGCTGTTGATACATGGCCTGTGATCGAGCCTGTTGATCTGCGGCAAATGCTGCTGCTTCTTCTGGACTCGAACCAGCTGGTGGCAATGACATTTTAAATTCTTTCACTTGTTTTTTAACGTCGCCACTGTTGGGATTTTCGTGATCACCTTTCTTCACACCAGCTTTATAGACTTTTTTGCCTGTGCTTGGGCTAATGTAATAGTCGCGTCTTTCGCCTGACTCTTTGTCAACGTCACTGCCAATACTCTTAATTTTGTATTTTTCGCCGCCTTCCTTGAATGTTCCTTTTTGTCCAAATACACTTTGAAATTGTGCGCCTAACATATTCTTTAATTTGTCTCTTTGATCTGCTCTTAATATGATTTGATTTCCATCGAACTTGAATCCCATATCACGTAGTTTAGGCATGAGTTCAGTTTTTAATAATGTGTATTTAAAAGTAGTTGGTTGTGCTACAGCATGGCCACCCATCTGTGTTTGCGGTTTTACACCAACAACTCTACGTGCAGCACCAGTTTCAGGGTCAATACGTAATATATTACCACCAGTAGGTTCGCCTTCTTCTTCATCATCTTCAGGCGCCTGATACATCTTCATACGACGATCGTCACCTGCTTGAATATAGTCTCTTAAATGTTTGACTTCTTCTCCTTGATCACTGCGTAAAGCGGAACTTTTAATAATAAATTCTGCTGCTTCTGCACCAATAAAGTCTAAGTCTCTAAATATGGTTCTTAGTTGTTGAATTGTGGTTCTAAAGTCGTCAAATAAGAAATCAATCTTTAGTTTAGTTTTAGCGCCTGACTTATCTCTAGTACCACGTTTAGCAATCTTGTGCATGACGTCCTGTGCGAATGATCCAAAGTCTCCAAATACATGGGGAGCGCCAGCGTTATCTGTGGTGATAATAATGTATAGTTTACCACTTGGACGATCTAGTTCGTCTAGTTGAGATTCCTTTGTATTTTTCGTGACCTTAGCGTTACCAACCATTTGGTCTTTTGGTTCAATAGGGGGAGTTTTTCTATCCTGTTCTTTACGATGTTTTGCTGCCAAATCAGCCACTGAGCCTTTGCGTGGAGGTTTACCATAACTAAATGGGCCACCTTCTTTGACACTACCAAATCGTTTTATATCTGAAATACGTACATCTTTTGTTTCTCCGCCCCACGAAGATGGAATATGAACCCTACAATGTTTGCCATCGGGATGTATGGCCACTATTTCAGCTTTTTGGTCAATCCATTTTACCTTGTCGCCTACTGCCAATTTTTTCATCTCCTGCCCGCCGAGGTTAACACCTGCATATACAGGAGGGACTGGCGGTGTTACTACTTTTGACGTATCAGCTACTCCCCAAGGCTCCCCTCTGATGGGCGTAGGCTTCCCTCTGACCAACTGACCAACTGCTTTCTGTAGAATGCCTTCCGCCACGTCTTTCTTTTTCTTTTTAGCAATAGCAATAGCAGCCTGTTGAGCTGCGTTCTGTGCCTCGCCCACTCTACTTTCTTTTGGCACACAATTTGGCACAGTTTTGCCACCTTTCTTTTTAGTGCCTACCATTTTGTAGTTTTTCCAGCAAGGATCTTTATCCTCGCTCATTTTAGGTTTGAAACCAGCTACTGGTTTACATTTGCATTTACCAGGTGGGCAACTGCATTTGCTGCTACCACATTGTGGACATACCTTACCTTCTTCCAATGCACCACCGACTAGTTTACCTTTAGGATAACCTTTAGGATCCATGGCTTTTAATTGACCAGCTGGACCTTCTTTTTGACCTACTGCTGCACCAGCAAAAGGAGTACGCATTTTTTCGCCTACTGGTGTATCCTTCTTTGGAGGTGGCATAATAGCATCTAAACGCTTGCGATGACTTTCTCTGTCAGCCTTATTTTCTGGACTGTTACGTTGTTTTTCTAAAGCACGATTAAATCTTTTCTGTGCAGGACTCGGTGATCCATATGATTCAAGCATACGAGCTACAGCTCTTTTACCTTTCCTTTCTAAGCTTCTAGCTATATTTTTTGCTTGTTCATAAGTGTCAAATGTTTTCCAATACTTGCCATCAATATATACAGCACCGCTTCTAGTTTCGTGACCTAACTCATGTTCTAGTTCACGGCGTTTAAAGTCACCTTTGCTATCATATTGTTCTTCTTCAATAGAATCTCTATATTTTAATGCTTCTATACGGCCATCTTTTTCTGCATCAATTAGTTTATGTATGTCTGACTGTCGCATCACACTGGCTAAAGGTTTGCCAGAGATTTTAGCTAGTCGATATTTTTTCATCAATAATAGTAATTCGCCGTCAGTGGGTTTTTCTTTTTCAAAATATTCGTCTAGTTGTTGGCCTTTGTGCTTTTGTACACCTTGTTTGGCATCTTTTTTCTTGTCTTTATGTTTACCAGCACCACCACCCCCTATAGTAGCATTAGCGTTCTTGGCAACAGGATTCTGTGGTTTAGGCGGTTGAGGAGTTTTCTTCTCCATTACACTACGAACAATTTTTCTAACTACGGGATTAGGTTCGTAAGTTTCTGAAATATGTACTAGTGGTCGAGTATCTGATTTAGGTTGGATAGGTTTGGCCACAACCTCTTTGGGTTTGGAGTTATTCTCTAAGAGAGTAATATATTTCTTCATATCCATTTAGTTCGTTCCCTTACCTTCTACACATTCTTTACAATGACAATCTGGGCAATAATCACAATCATTACAACTATGTTCACAATGTCTAGGACAATTACAGGTTTGGCACTTAGGTTGATTTAATTTCAGTGCCAAGTATGCATCATAGTCATCTACATAGCTGGGTAATGACATGTTATTTGGCCTGGTTTTTCCACATGGCAGCGGCAGCAATCTTTGTGCCTTTTTCACCACCACCAGCAGCCTTAGCTACTTTGTCAAAACTCTTGCCTGGTTTACCAATGTCTCCACCTGCCTTAGCCTTCTTGACCACAGCAGATTTCTCACCTTTGCTCATACCAGCACTGGGTTTGCTTTCAGACATACCACTACATTCTTTCATGCCATGTACTGGGCAACTTTTGCCTTTGGCAGTATGATTACATTTTTTATCAGCAGCTTCTTTAAATGGCAATCCGGCAGCCTTACGACGACTACCAATTACTTCGTCTTTGCCTGATTCAACTTCGCCATCACCGTCATAATCTTTCTTGGCTTTTTTGGATGCTTTGGCTTCGTCAACGTCTGTCATGCCTTTACGTTTGGTTAGTTGATCCATTGGACTGACTTTACGGCCACGAACTTGTTTAGCAAGGAATTTAGCAGCACGTTCATCATGATCTGGATGTAGGCTGGTCACGGGAGCATCACCTTTTAGTTCATGGTCTGCTTTGGTTCTACTGGATTTTCTACTGTGTCTTACATGACCACTGCTGGTTCTTATTTTATTAAAATCGCTCTTAGTGTCATCGTCGCCACCACGATCATCTTCGCTCTCATCTACTTTTTTCTTTTCTTTTTCTTTGATCTTTTCAGCTTGAGCTTTTTTCAATGCCTTGACTTTTTCCTTAGCTTCAAACAATTTATTCTTTAGAATTCGCTTTTCGCTTTCTGTGTACATTTCACTGTCTTCAATGGTACGACCATATTCAGTGAACTTCATTTCGTATTCTAAATAATGGTATACACTGGCAAGATAGTCAGCAGCCTTAGTAATCTTGGCCTGTACCCAACCTTCTAGTTGAGCATTATCTTCCATCATTTTAAATAATTTTAGGCTATACTTGGCTGTTTTGTATAGATCAGCTTTGGCCATTTTACCTTCATCATCGTGTTCGGGTTGTGGCATAGGTGATTGCATGTTGATATCCATTCGTTACTCCGTAATCAAGTTATTTATCGTTTTAAGCTTCCGCCAGTCAAAAGGTTGGCTCCTTTGACGTCTAGTGCATTTTTTACTGTGCCATCTTTGTTTTTAAAAGTATTGCCTTTTTTATTCTTATAAACAGCGCCTACTGCGACATTACCTGCACTGGTACCACCTGCTGTGGCTGTTTCAATTAGTTCGCGTATTTTCATAGTTATACACCGTATTTGTTCTTTTTATGTTTATGTACAGGACTGACGGTGTGGGTGGAAGGTAATTCTTTACTTTTCATATCACCTTTGTTAAGGTCAGTATATTTGGCACCTACCACTTTGGCAGCTTTTTTAAACATTTCATTTTCTACTTCAGTATATGGGTGAATAGTTTTCTTTTTGCCAAACCAACTTTTGCCATCCATATCTGGTGTGTTAGTGCCATCAGTACCTGCCATGGCCTGACCTAGTTTAAAGGCCACATAGTCACTATTGGCCATTTCTACATCACTGTAAGTGCTCAATCCTTTACTAGGTTCTTGTTGTCTTTTAGAGATTTTGCCTTGGCTAACTTCTAATAATTCTCTGATCTTCATCTCATCCCCTTGCCAACGGGTGGTTCACCTGTGAGGAAAGGCATACTAAACCATAGTTGGAACCATTCCTTGCTACCTGGTATAATGTTATGTTTTTTCATTAGTTGGCCTTTTTCGTCCCCAGTCAAGCTGATATTGCTACCACCATAAGGGTCGTCTATATCGTATTTAACATAACCTTTATATTCGTTAATGCCTGCTAATTTTTTTAAGTCGTCTAAGTTCATGAAATTTTACTTTTTCTTAGGCTTTTTTTCAGCAGCCATTTGGGTCATACGCTCTTTGGCCTTGTGCATTAGAGCCATAACTTCTTCGTCGCCGATTTCTGGACTCATACTATCACGCCATACTGCAAATTGCTCATCGTGACTCTTTGATGGATCCATTAGCACAGCTCGCATGGGTGTGGCACGTGGCCCTTCTTCTTCGCGACTTGGGTCACTGGTTTCTTGTCGACTAATGACTTGTAAGTTGTCAAAGTTGAAAGCAACATTGCCTTTCTTATCTGGTTTTCCATTATAATGATTTAGATATTGAAAGGCTGCTTTTTGATCAGCACCTACAACAATTATGGCATTGGTATAACCTTGTTGATTTAAATTAGCTAGAACTCTTGTTAGGTCTGGTAGTTCGTCTGTGGCAGTTTGAAATATGTGACCCTGCTCAGGAAATACTTTACGATAGATTTCTAATTTTTCTTCAGGTTGTAAAGGATCATCTGGGCCATAGCTTCTACTTACTACAAAGTAAGGATCGCCTTGAAGGTCTCGAGCGTGAGTGATTACACTGCTGGCCAACATCATATGACCTTTATGGCCCATGCCTCTTCCCCAACCTACTATGGCTGTTTTGCCCTCTCCGGTACGTGCGATATTTTCAAATAGTTGTCTTAGTCTCATCTTTCTTTGTCCGGAGACCAATTAGCTTGATCAATAGCTTTGACAAATTGTCCAGGAACATCATGTGTAAATTGTGAGCCTGGATGTGCCTGTACATATCCTTCTGGTTTGGTTTGTCTAATACCACCGTGTGTGCCTGCACTTAAGGAATTTATTAATTCCAGTTTAGCGTGGGTTAACATTTCCACAGCGTCAAGTACAGCATTTAGACCAGCATGATCTGCTAGAATTTTTTGACTTTGGCCAGCACTGACGTTTCTAGTTACCCAATCATGGAACTTTTGTTTAACGCCAGGAGTGCGTAAGTTTTGATTATAAAATTTATAAAGTACATCACCAGGTTTACTTAGCCCAGGCTTAGGTGCAAGGAAATTGTCGATTAAGTTTGCATTCTGACTGATATAGGCCTGAGCACGAGTTAGTCCTGATAATTCAAAATCTTCTGAAGGTTCAGCATATGTGGTGCCTTGTACAATAACTTCAGGTGTACTTAATGATTCTGCATCTGGGATTCTAGTTTCTTCGCTGCTGCCTAATTCAGGATAGTAACCAGTTACAGCCACCATGACTTTGGCCTTGCCTATGCGTTGCCCTAGTTCAGTACTTTGCCCAATATGGAATGTGGTAATGTTTGGTGTGAATTCGTACTCGCCTGTTTGCTTGTTTACAGTAGGTTTAGCACCAGGATGAAACAACAATCCGCCTTCTACAAACCCTCGTTCTGGACTAGCCTTTTCAAGATAAGGCCATAGCTGGCTCATTTCACGGGCAAATTGCTTGCGATCATTTTCTTTATTAGGATCTGTCCTGCCTGTGCCTAATACAAATCTTTGTACTTCATCTGGGGTTTTTGGAGCTGTACTAACGCCAGTGTCTAATTTAGTTTTGCCACGCTTTAAATATTCCCAAGCATTTTTAGGAATCATATAAAATGTACCGTTTTCATCCCTGCCCCAATATATTACAGGACTGCCATCCCATTTAAGCTCTATGTTGCCACCTTGGCCTACCATTGATTGTAATCTTTCAATGGCATGTAATCCACCACTTGAGCCGTTAGTGAATACTAGATCTTCGATGTGTTGATATTTGCGTCCTATTGCAGGACCTGCTTCTTGTAATTGAGTTACATTAGATCCTACATTGGGTGTGGCAGCTTGCCAACTACCACTGGCTTGAGCCTTAGAAAATATATCATTGCGTAGACTTTCGTCTGGAATAGCAGCCATAATACTTTCTACGCTGCCTAAATCTCTTGCTGTAGCCTGTGATCCAAGTAGATATTGAGCAATTTCATCTAGGTCGTCACTAAGGAAATCTGACTTTTTGCCTAATTCATTGCGTTTATATAATCCTTCGTCTGGACTCCATAATAATCCTTTATGAATGGCCAAATTGGTTATCATCATTTGTTTGTTGACACCTTTGTATGGGCTACCTTTAGGAATATCATGTACATGAAATCTATGTACTCTGCCTGCTTTTGGTACTACTTTAATGTCTACTTGATGAAATTTATCATCAAAAGGTAATTTTACATGTACTTGAACACCGCTTTTTTTAGTTTCAAGTCCCTTGCTTTGTAGAAATTTTTCTAAGGCAATTCGTACATGTTTGCCGTCTGGCTCCATTTGGAAGTTTTCAGCAGCTTGATTTAGATCGACCATAACATCTAGGTCACCACTAATTTTGCCGGCTGTTGGAGTGGCTCCACTGCCAATTCTATATACTTCTAAACCAGCATCATGTAGATATTTTTCAAGAGTATTGGCTAAATCTTGTGCTATGACTTGATCAAATGGTTCTGTATCAGGCCATATATTGCCACCTTCTAATAAAGGTTTTTTAGGTCTATAAAATAATTCTCTTAGTAACATTTTGTATTAGTCGTATTTGCCATCTTTCATATGGCCTAGTTCGGTTTCGTAAATTTGTTTAGCAGTTCGTTCAATGAACTTGGGTTCTAATTCATCTTTTAATTCTCTAATAGGGAATTCTTTTTTATACGACTCATATGCTTTGTTTATCAGTGGTTTAAACACTCTATGACTGAAATTTTTACCGCTATCAAAACTACCTTTACACATTTTTAGCACAGGGTAGAAATTTTTACGATAAAAATCATCGTTATGATGCATGTAATAGACAAGATCTTCGGCCAAATCAAAGTCAAGTTTTTTCTCGTCTTTGTCAATGATTTCTTCAGAATGGCCCTTCATGACTTTGTCAATGGGCTCTTTGGTATTGTTAAACAGTTCAAAAATTTTCATATCATATAGCCAGAGTTACTACATGATATTTATCAATATAGTCGATCTAACGAAAGACATTTAGTCTTCTAATTTTATCACACGTTCAATACGCTGTATATTAGAACCTAAGAACATTTTTACCATCATGAGGCTACGATCATCTTTGACGTAAAAGTATCGTTGTTTACAGCCCCAACCTAATTCTAATTGTTCTTTACAGGTTTTAGGCATACGTATTTTACTATTATTGTCACACCATTTTACTAGGGAGTCTTGTGGAGTTCTAATATGTCCCAATGTGACTTTATAGTCAAAGTCTATTTTCTTAAGATAGATAGTACCTTTTTCCAAAGTATTTTCTGACATACTAACATATTTGATGTAGTTAGTAAGATCGTCTGTGACTTTTTTAACATCATCTAAGCTATTAGTATAAATGCTCAGTAAGGGTGATTCCACCCTTATGGCATAATCTGATATTAAATTTAATAATTGCAAGATATTTTCGGCCAAGATCAAATCAGCAGGCACCATATGCCTCAACCAGTAAGGCATGGCATTGGTGGCTTTATAACGAGTTAAACTCCTAGTAATGTGCTCGATGTCATTGCCTCTGAACATACTTGCGAATGCAGAGACAATGACAACTTTATAGCTATACCTGTCTAAGAATAACTTTTTAGTTCTCTTGATAGGTATCTTGGGATTCAACTTCATTTTCGATTTCCACGGGCTTGACAGCTTTGACTCTCTTAGCCAAGATCAAGCCATCATTGTCTGCCCTGTTAGTAATCTGTAAAGTGCCGCCATCCTTAAGATCACCAAATAGCATCATCTTAGCCAATGGACGTTTAATTTCCTTATCAATAACACGTTGTAGTGGTCTTGCACCCATCTTAGGATCAAAGCCTTTTTCAATCAGCCAGTTAATAGCAGCTTCATTGATTTTAATTTTGATAGCCTTTTCAGCAACTTGGAATTTAAGTTCATCAATGAATTTGACCACGACCTTACGCATAGTTTCTTTACCCAACTTCTTAAAGGTAATAGTGGCATCAAGACGATTACGGAATTCTGGACTAAAGAATTTCTTAAGGTCTTTATCATCGTAGGGTTGTTCTTGGCTACCAAATCCAATAAGATTCTTTTCAGCTGCCTGTGCGCCAGCATTGGTAGTAAGAATAAGCACAATGTTACGACAATCTGCTTTCTTACCATTGCTACCAGTGATAAATCCATTGTCCATCATTTGAAGTAATACAGTGGACACATCTGGGTGACTCTTTTCTACTTCGTCAAACAATAGTACGCTGTATGGGTTTTCTTGGATCTGTGTGATTAGTAAGCCGGCGTTTTCTTCAAAGCCTACATATCCAGGCGGGCTACCGATCAGTTTGCTAATACTATGTTTTTCTTGATATTCGCTCATGTCAAAACGTAGCAGTTTAACACCAAGATGTTTGGCTAATGCTTTAGCAGTTTCAGTTTTACCACATCCAGTTGGGCCCATGAACACGAAAGAACCAATTGGTTTATTTTCTGATTTAAGTCCAGCACGAGCAACAAGTATTTTATCTACCAATTCAGTGATAGCAGTTTCCTGACCATATACTTCGGCAGCAATTTGTTCATCTAAGTTAGCAAGGTTATTGCTTTCAGTTTCGGCAATTTGCTCTTCGGGCATTTGAATCATACGGGCCAGTTCAAATTGAATTTCTCTTTCACCGATAACTCTTTCGTCGGCCAATTTGATATTGAATCTTGAGCAGGCGCAATCAATAAGATCAATAGCTTTATCAGGAAGTTTTTTATCGCTTTGATATTTCACACTGAGTTTTACTGCGGTCTGAATTGCTTCTTCAGTAATTTTTACTTTATGATGGCTCTCGTAATATTTTTTCAAACCTTTAAGGATTTGAATTGTTGTTTCATTGTTAGGCTCATCAACAGTGATACGTTGGAAGCGACGCATTAGAGCACGATCTTTTTCAAAGTATTTGCGATATTCCTCCCAAGTAGTACTGGCTACAACTTTAATATTGCCTTTGCTTAATGCAGGTTTCATCATATTAGCTAGGTCGTTAGCACTATTGCCAGCTGAGCCAGCACCATTAATCATATGGGCTTCGTCGATGAATAGAATAGTTTTGCCTTTACTTTGAAGACCTTTTAGCACTAGTTTAAATCGTTCTTCAAAATCTCCACGATATTTGCTACCAGCGAGCATACTACTAATGTCCAGATTATAGACTACATAGTCTTTCAAGAAGTCTGGAATAGCACCTTTGATAATGTTGTAGGCTAATCCTTCAGCAATGGCAGTTTTACCAACGCCTGGGTCGCCGACTAATAGTACATTGCTTTTATTCCTACGACCCATAGCCAAGGCAATATTTTCCAGTTCAGTCACTCGTCCAATAACAGGATCGATTTTATTACGCTTGGCCAATTCGTTTAGATTGGTTGTATAGTTTTTAATAGCACGTTCTACTTGAACATCGTTAACATCGGTTTCTTCCTCGCCTTGTAATTCGTTATTCAAATAGTCAGCAAATTTACCTTTATCAATATTTGCTTGTTGAATGTAGTAGCTAGCATAGCTACGTTTTTCACTCATAATACTAAGGAACACATCGCTTAGTTCCATAGTTTGGCGGCCATTGAATAAGGCCTGTGTGAATGCACGATTCAATACACGTTCTACAGCTTGTGTTTTTTTAGGTTTGGTCACATCCTCCTTGACGATATCGTTAAGTTTATTCTTAAGATAATGTTCTAAATTCTTTTTAATGTATTCAACATCCCCGCCGTATCCCTGTACACAGTTAACAAAATTGTCTTCACTGAGCATGGAAAATAGCAAATGCTCAATGGTCAAATACTCATGTTTAAGAGTTTTGGCTAGTTCGATACTGTGTTCAAATACTGCTTTAAGATTGTCGCTGGGCTCTACCATATTGTTTCCTTAGTTTAGCTAATTTTTTACGGGCCATTTCTACCTTGAGTTTGCTTATTTTGTCAATAAAGCATACTCCGTCTAGATGTTCCATTTCATGTAAAAGGCATCTAGCATCAGTGTCCTTCAGTTCTATTATACAGATATTTTGTTCGCTGTCAAGATATTGTACAACCACCATCCTTGGACGTTTAATCGGCAATACTAGATCGGGAAAACTTAAACAGCCTTCTATACCTTCAATTTCTTCCTCGCTTATTTCCATAATTTCAGGGTTGAACAAGGCAAATGGGCCCATTTCTAAACTAGTATCCCTAGGGAAAATGGCAATGACTCTGGCTTCTATACCAACTTGGTTAGCTGCCAAGCCTATGCCCCTTTCTTTTACCATGAGCTCGATCATTTCTTTTTCTATAACTCTAGGATCAAGTTCGCCCTCGAAGTCAAACTCTGGCATAGTTTTTTTTAAAATATCATTGGGGAATTTTACTAATTTCATTTCTTATGTCCTCTAACTTCTTTTTTATTTTTTGGTCTTTAATTTCTGGAACAGCTATTAATATTACTATTATAAAGTGTCCTCGAGTGTTTGTCTGTAAATTTGGAAAACCGAGACCTTGTGCAGCATACTCGCCGCCATGAGTTATTCCAGGTCTTACCTGAATTTTCATTGTTTTACCGGTTATACTTTCTATTTCTTTAGTACAGCCGATCATAGCTTCAATAGGATCTATTTCTATCATAGTGGTTAAATCATCACCTCTACGACCAAAATTTGGGTCATTATCCACAGTCACGGTGCAATTTAAATTGCCTCGTGGCCATGCATCATTTGAATCGTCCCCCATGCCTCTATATTGAATAGTGGAACCATTATCTATACCAGGGGGAATATTGATTACTACATTTTCTCTTCGTCCAGATGGAAGGGTATAGCTAGCTTCCATCTCCTTACCTACATAGCTATCTAATAAACTTATTCTACATCTGATGTTTAAATCAGGATTTCTACGAACATTAGGTCTCGGGCCAAAGTTAAATCTAGCACCACCGTTGCCGAATATACCATTAAATACTTCGTTTATGTCATTAAATCCTCCAAAATCTCCGCTAGGGTTTCTTCTGCCTTGAAAAGGATTGTTTAGCTCGGCGTCGTAGTTTGCTCGTTTATTAGCATCGCCTAATATTTCATAGGCAGCCTGTATATTTTGAAATGTAGCAGTATCGCCACCTTTATCTGGATGGTGTTGACTGGCTAGTTTTCTATAAGCCGATTTAATATCGTTAGGGTTGGCTGTTTTTGATACGCCTAGTACTTCGTAGTAATTCACATTAGTCACTGTTAGTAAGTTTTAACTTACTATTTACATGACATGTTTGAATCCAATTATTTTTTCTTAGGAACAGTAGTGCCATCTAGTTTTTTGTGAACCTTGATGGTTTTGCATACCTGGGTCGTTTTGCCATTCTTTTCTACATTACGACAGACTTTTTTAATTACCGCTTCGGCATATACACTGGAACACGCTAAACTTAATAAAGTAATAATTAGATATTTCATAATTAGATAATAGGTTGATTAGGTTGAACTGGAGCTGGTTTGCCGCCAAACCCTGTTAATACTGTGGGCGTATTACTGGTGGTATTTGTAGTAGTTGCGAAGTTATTACCGAATCCTGTAGTAGGAGCAGAGGCACCAAACCCGGTGTGGAAGCCTGTGGTTTCTGGTGTATTAAAGTTACTGATGGGCTGGTTGTTTGGTTGAGGTGGCTGATATGTTGTTCCGACATTCGCTGGTAATTGGATTCCGCCATTATTTGCTCCGTTTAGTTTTTCTTGTGTGCGACCCCATGCTGCCACACCAATTATTGCTCCCATAGCAATGTGAAATAATCCCGCACCTTGTAGTGTGAGTGGTTGCCATTGGCTATTAATAGTACCGTGAAATAGCCCTTGTAGTACACTCCATAAAATAGGAAATGCTACAAAGTCAAAAAAGCAAACGACCAAATATAGCCAACCCATAGCTGGACGCCATTTTGCGTTCATCCAATCTTCTTTTTTCTTATCACTGTCACTTAGTTCGGCATATTCTTTGGCTGTGGTCATTTCATACTCCTAGTACATGTAACGCATGGGCGTAATGTTTCATACGGTCGTCCAACCCCAATGTGCCGCCGTTAATCTTTTTAGTCAACGTGGTAATATCGCCAGCGTCGGCCCATTTATTTAAATTATTATTTTCCCAAAACCAGCAAGCACTTTGTACAGCACCTTCAAAAGTGGCTAGGTAATGTGGAATATCTTCAATGTCAGTCTCTATGCTATCAGCAAATGCTTGATAATTATCTCGACCTGTAAGTTGAATTAGACCACGGCCACAAAAACGCCATCCATCTCCACTGGCTTCGTTGCCATTGCCCATACGATTGGCATAGGCGCGGTTGGCAATGCGTTCTGGATTATGTGCATATCGTTGTGCTGTAGTAAGATCCTTAAAGTATTTGGGCCATACACGCATTAAACTTTCAGTTCGATAGTTTAAATTCTCACTAAGGAATTTAAAACCACCACTTTCATGGCTGCATTGAGCAATAAAGGCAGCAACACGACGTGGTGTGTTAATATCATAGTCTGGTAAGCATTGACTCAATGCTGAGTACCAATATTCCACATAGGGATTTTTTGGAATTAACTCTTCTAGTTGATCCTGGGTTAAAATGAAATCACTCATCGATTAGACTCCTCAAATATTTTTTTCTGTTCGAGGTACCATTTTTGCCAGCCGATTATTTTTTCTCTGAGTTCGTTGTATCTTCCGTAGTTTTCGACAACTGTTTCGACGACTTCACTTGCTCTAACATTGGAGGCTGTTCCATCAGTGCTGCTGGCACCTCGGGCCACTTCATTTTGACTGGCACTGTTGATGAGCATGACTGTAGACTCAGGCACGACACAACGATCATCAAGCTGACGGGCAATAAGTTTTGCAGTTTCTTTATTGGCATTTTTTGTATCCTTTACAATTTTAACTCGTTCCACGAGTTGAGTTTCAATAATAGTATTAACTTGTTGGGAACGTGCTTCAGCTACTTGAACCTTAGTCTCTAATTCTTTAACCTTTTCTTCCCAATTAGTTTTTTCGTTTAGTGCGCCTTCAAACCAAACACCGCTGACTATTAAAAATAGTCCAGTCAGATATGATATAAAGCTATAGGTATATAATGCAGGTAATTTTTTTAGAATAGCTGATGCTATGAGACTGCTTATACCTAGGAATATAACGATATGGAAAACCCATTCTGGTAAAAAGTTAACTAACCAAGACATAATTGATCCTTTATTGTTTTTCTAAAACTACAGCATATCCTTCGTTTTCAAAAACAAAATTATCACCGACTTTTGTGATATTATAATTGCCTAGGTATTTAGTTAGGTATAATGATTCTGATATAGCACTAGAGCTTACGTCCATTCGTCCGCCTAAATTTTGGTATACTTGATCAATGGGGCCAAAATCTTTAATACGCATACGAAGATTTTCGCTAAACATTTTTTTAAATGTTAAATCGTTTTCTAGTGATTCAATGTTTTCTATGTAGCTGCGATTAAAAAAATTAGTAAAATTGTTTATTCTGTTTTCTTGAATTGACACAGCATAGCTTTCCTTATCTAAAGGAATCATAGTTTTTAATGTTTCTAAGTCAGCTGGATTAGTTCTAAAACTTTTGTAATATCTAAATCTAAAGTTTTGAATTTCGGTTAATTTTTTTATTCCTTCGAGTATTTCTTCAATTCTTTCGGGTATATGACGATTACGTTCAAGTTCTACAAATACTTTATATTTGCCAGTGTCCAATGGCCCATCAGTAGCATCTGCGTCTACAATATAGTCATAACCAAGTTCTAAAAATCTAGCCAAATCGTCTGCGGGAGGTTTATCATCCACGTTAAAACTTAGCACAACCATTTTTTGATCATTGCCTATTTTACTTTTATAGCTATCGATTTCAAATACACTGCTGACTAGATGTTTAAGATCACCAGCTAATAGTGTTTCGTTTAGATTCATACTGGTGCTCCGCCCGCTGCTGGTGCTGCTGGTGCTCCACCCGCTGCTGGTGCTGCTGGTGCCGCTCCTCCTGCCGGCATTGCTCCTGCTGCTCCAGGTGTAGGTAAATTACTCTTTTCTGGTTTGTCGCCACTACGTTCTTCTCTAATACGATCCATGTAACTATTGAAGATATCGAATACTAATTTTTTAGGCATCATAATACTGACAATCCATATAGGATGGGAATCTAGTTTACCTTTCTTTGTGCCCGGTCTAAAATCGTCAGGGCTACGAATTTTTCTTGGTTCGACTATATCTGTCTTGCTATATTTGACTCTGCAACCAATTTCTATTAGTCTACGTGCGCCATCTGGATCGGGCATCTTCTTTAATGGCCACATAAATTCAGCACTGACCCAATGGCGATCAATTTTAGGTCCACTGGCCAATTCACCGTCAATCCAGTTATCATACACATAGACATCCATTTCATCTAACACCCGCTCAAAGTCCTTGAGTACTGCCAGACTACTATTGTTATTATAAATGGTTTCTACGTTTTTAATAACGTCTAAAATATCTTTCATAAAAGACCCTTGAATTCTGCTTAGTTATTTATCAAACCCTGTTTATCAACAGGCTAGATAATTTGGCACTTTAATAAATAAATTTGTAGGACCTCTGTAGTTATCGGGGCGGTCACTACAAGTCCTACTTTTCCAAGTAGGAGATACTAGATGAGTAGAAGAGTGAAAAAACGCTTTGCTTCAAACGTGAATGTAATTGATTTTGTAGCTTATAATCCGCAAAAGAAACAGCGAGTAAGCCTTTATCCTCGCAGTGAAAGTCAAAAACAATATATTCAAAAGCTTCAAGACGAAACTAATAGTATTTTATTTGCCATAGGGCCAGCAGGTACCGGTAAAACTCTATTAGCTGTACAAGCTGGTGTAAAAGCATTTCAAGAAGGCAAAGTAGAAAAACTCATAGTAACTAGACCCGCCGTAAGCGTAGATGAAGATCTAGGTTTTTTACCTGGTGACCTAAATGAAAAAATGGCACCATGGACCAGACCTATTTTTGATGTTTTAGGAGAATATTACCAACAAAAAGATGTAGCAGACATGTTAAGTGAAGGCATTATTGAAATAAGCCCATTAGCCTATATGAGAGGACGTACTTTTAAGAACTCCTGGATTATTGCTGATGAAATGCAAAATGCCACAACCAATCAAATGAAAATGCTTTTAACACGTTTAGGAGAGAATTCAAAAATGATTGTAACAGGAGACTTAGCTCAAGCAGATAGACTTCAAGATAATGGTTTAATTGACTTTTGCAACCTACTAGGAAAGCATAAAAAATTAGAACATATTGACATCGTTCATTTTACCCATAAGGATATTGAACGACATGATGCCGTAAAAGAGGTATTGTCAATATACGGAGACTAAAAAAGGGGCTTAGGCCCCTTTTTATGTATTATAGTTTATTAAAATATTCTAATACACTATGTTCTAGTTGACTATAATTTGATATAAGTTTTTTATAATCATAATTTGATTTTTCAAAGATAGTTTCTGGGTTGGCTAAATTATTTTTAACCCATTCATCAATATCTTCATAATTTAAAAGTTGATATAAAATACCATCTTTATCTAAAAAGTCTTTTAAAATTTTTACTTTACGGATTTCAAGTGCAATTTCTTTTATTACATGGCGATCTCGTCGAGGATCAAACGTAATAATTGGTGGATTTGTATAGTAAGTGGACCATTTATTGGTATACTGGGCGATTAGTAAACTAGCAATTTGCTCTACAATATTTTTACGTTCTGTTATAAACACCTGATCGTACATGTTAAATTGAAAATGATTAAAAAAATTTAGTAGACGGGCAATCTTAATTTGTGAAGTTTGTAATTTGCAGACAAAATCTTGATACTTTAATAAATTATCTGTGATTTTTTGAATATTCACTGCGTAATTTTTATTATCGGTATCAACGGTCCTATACGGTTCGACGAAATTTGGTACATTATAAAAATTAGAAAGTGCTGCTGTGATAAAGTTTGATCTTGAACGCGGCTGTCCAATTACTAATACTTTCATTATATGTGCCCTAGTCTAATTAATGTGGCAGCTAAATTAATTTCTGGATCACTGACTAGAGTATGATCTACCAATCCTTGTTTGATAATTAAAATAGCCTTTTCCTGTTTAGCGTCGTCACCGAACAATTCTACGTTATCATAGAGCCAACGATAGATATCTTCCATTTCTTCAGGTCGAGCTTGACTACATACTAGTTTTCTAGCTTCGCTAATTTTACCTACTTTAAAGAGAGCGACCATTTCTACTTTATAGTCGGACGACGTAGTTTCGCCTTTTTCTGGCAAATGTAATACGCTATCTAAACTATTCATTTGTACTGTATTGATACATTTCCTTAGGTCTGGATATGTGGCCTTGACAATAGTGTCTAATGTATCGAGTTCGAACTCAACATTTTCTTCCACTAAAATTGTGGCCACTCGAGCAGTGAATTCGGTTAAGTCCGTTTTTTCAATATGAAGACTTTGACAACGACTATGAATAGGTGGCAAAATTCTATTAGGATAGTTACAGGTTAAAATAAATCGTACGCTATTTGTATATTGCTCCATGAGATTACGCAGTGCTGGTTGGACCGATGTTGGATTCAAATAGTCCGCTTCATCGATTAGAACAACTTTGTAATCGCCAAAAGGCATAGTAGAACAAAATCCAATGAGTTTGTCTACCCATTCGATTTTGCGGCCTTCCTTGGAGCCATTTGCAAACAACACATCACTATCCTGTACATCTAGTTTATTCAATAGAATTTTTGCTAGAGTAGTTTTACCGACACCGGCATTACCACTGAATAGTAAATGTGGAATACTTCCTTCCTTGATCCAGTTTTCAATTTGATTCTTTTGATGGTCATCTTTGAACACATACCCATCAAGTGTATTAGGACGATATTTTTCTACCCAAAGCTCTTTCATAATTACCTCTCTGTGGATTTATTATACAGAAAAAAATAGGGCCAGTCAATGGCCCTATTTGCCAACCAAGTAATTTTAAAATTCACTAGGTTTTTCGTCGCTTAGTGCTAGGATACAATCATTGTCTACTCTACGAATAGTAGTAATAGTACCGTCATCATTTTCCACTTCAATGCCTCTGGTCCAACGACCATGTTCAACTAGAATCCATTCCCCTAATTTAACATTTTTTTGTTCAGGCCCAATGGCATAAACTCGCCCCCATCGTGGCCGAATTCCTTCTGTTTTGCCGTCATCATTTTGTAATATAATACCGGATGCTGTTACTCTGACATCGAATTCCATATCTGAAATAAGAACATTATCTCTAATAGGTTTTACTTGACCTCTGACCATTTTTTCCTCTTATTGTGTGTTACCTTTGTAATATTCCTGCATGACATCTTCACGCTTACGAATAATTTTGCCGCCTGGACCAATTTCATCACCACGAGCATTTACTCTGGCATTGCCCACAGCTAATGCTAGTTCGTTTTGATTTCTTAGTTTTTCCATGTCGACTTCATTGCCTAACATGCTTCTATAACTTTTTCTTGCAGATTCTTTCATTGCCATGATGTTTCTCCTTTATCTTAGAAATTCTTGCCAATCTAGATTGTATTTAATACTATCTATACGATGTACGCCCAATAGATATAATACATAACTGGCTACACTGGACCCTCTACCTACACCCCAAATTATATTATTGGATCTACAGGTATCTACTACATATTTAAGCCAACGAAGAAGATCGAACATATTTCTGTTTTCATACTCTACAAGTTCTTCCACTGCTCTTTGATATTCTGTTTCGTTGCTAGTTTGATCTAGTATATATTCTACGATGTTAAGTGTTTTATATTCATCTGGCATTAGCCATTCGCTTTGACAAATTCGATCAAATTCTTCAATGTCTATGTTATAGATATCGGGACTTATTTTTCTAGTTGGAAAATTTTTAAATTCCAAGGTGTCCTCAGTATAAATTTTTTCCAAAACATCTTCTCTGTTGGAGTAGATTAACTCCATAACATCGTTTACGTTATAGATTACATTGCCAAATTTATCACTTCCCATGCAACTATTTTAGTTGATATTGATTAGCTTGTCAAGACCTTTGTTATTTTTTTGAAATTGTTTTTCCCAAGCTATGGCACGACGATTGGCTAATTCTTCTTTATGAATATTTAAAAAACTTACTATCTGCATCTGTATTTCAGAACTTTGGGTCATAAAGTATTTACGACTGAGATCTTGAATTTTTTGTTCCAATTCAGTATCTGTGAGTTTATTAATGCTGAGCAAAGGATTCATACAAATTCACCTAGGTATTTAATGAAAACAGTTACTCCGCCATCATAACTCCAAGCATCGATAACCTTTTCAGCACCTGAAATTGATACTACAAATGGATTGGGGAATGGAGCACCGTCTCCTGCATATTTAATAGTACCTTGCCCATCAGTGGCAAATATGATGGAATAGTTATCTACACTATTACTGCATAAATGTAATCTAATTCGATAACTTTTTCCAGTACTGCCAATGCTAGGCCAACCAGTAAGACGTAAAGTGCTATTGGAGGTAAATCTTAATTTTTGTACTTGTGCTTCAATGACGTTGGCAGTGACTCCAACACCTGAAACATTGCCTTTGTTTCTAAAAAATTCGGATACTTGGTTTACAATAACATTCTCTAACTTATTGCCATTAAAGTTATTATCGGCATTTTTTTTAGCAGAGTTATTTTGTAGATCTGTTATCTCTACTGTGGCCGTTGCTAGCCCTTGTTTGATATATAGAAAATTATTTCTAAATCCTTGCGATTCGTTATCTTGACCTTGAATAGGGAATAATTCATTTATGTTACTTGAAACTATATTGCTCATAAAGTTACCTCGTTGTTTTTAAATACGAGATATTTATCGCCATAATTTTGTTCTCCACTGCGTGGTATTACAGCATCAATAATATAACGATCTACTGTAAAATCTAAATCTTTAAAATCAAACCCGGTAGTTAATTGATAGTTTTTTATGTTCAATGCAATCTCTGTACCAGCCCCAGGTAGACAATAACATAATGGCAGAGCTAGTACAAAGCCTAATTCTTGTCTGGTATCATCTTGAAAACTACGCATCCATAATGGAAGGTAATTTCTTTCGGTTATAAATTTATCAACAATTACAGAGGGATTTAATGGATCAGTGACTTGCCAATTTTTAAGTCTTTCTCTCCAGTTTAAATAACTATTGGGATAACGTATACGACCGTTAGGGTCACTGGATAAAATAGATGTTTGATCCACAGTGATAATATCAGTTGGTTTAGGTAAAAATGGTTCATTACCTGAAGTGTATGATGCATTCCATAATCTATTACTAGCATCGACGGTAATCGAATTAGATATTTTGCTTAGTTTTTTTAATTTTATTGGTAATTTTTTCTTTTGTATATCTAATGCATCTATAAGTTCCACATAGACTATGTCATAAACATGAGTTTCTGTGCCAGGTACTTTGGCCTGTGCTACCTTAACATCCCCGAATTGAAACCTTTTTTTCTTATTATTAATGCCCATAGCACCTATATATGCTCGTGCTTGTTTAGTTTCAATTCCTCCATATATTAATGCCCTAAAATCTCTTCTGATACCAAAATTAGGATCATTTATTCTATAGATACAATTTCTAGTAAACACTGTTTCATCATTGATGAAATTTTCATATAATGTTCTTTTACTTGTTTCAGGTGTGGGCTTAAATGGATCTAAGAATGAAGTAATAAAAATATTACTATATAATCTGTCATTAGGAGTATTAACAAATATTTCGAATTCTTTATCAATGGCACTGTAATGTACTTGGTCTTGGGCACGAATAATAAATTTATAACGTCTATCTACGATTGTTTCGCCGCCATCCATAGTCAATCTATTACCGTCGAAGGTTGTAATTCCTTTTATTGTGTCGCCGTTGCCATATTGTTGCACTCGACCAATTATTTCTCCCCTTTGATCTAGGGTCAATCCAGGGGGTAACTCGCCACGGACTAATTGATAAATTATGTTTGCATCGGCTAATGTACTAGTAGCTTGAACTTTTAATGTGCTTACATAATTAGCATCAATCATGCCTAAATATTCTGGACTAATCCATGACATCGTACTATTAACATCGCCTAAAATTTTAATAGTAAATGTTCTTTTGCTAGGGGATGCTTCGCCTTTTTTACCATATCTTGTGGCAGTAATGGTAAAATTATAAACTTTAATTATAGCAGACTGATAGGGAACAAGACCAAATAGCTCACCGTTGATGGGATCTAAGATCATGCCAGGAGGCAAAGTACTAAGAGTGTTATCAGGATTATTTTCGTCTAGTGTATATGAGATTGTGCCTATTTCTAATGCCTCATAAATGTTTAATTTAATTATGCTATAATTATTAGATCTAATAATGCCTAAATCTGGTTTAGTATACCATATAGGTGCTCTTACTCCACTACCAGCAGCAGTATACGTACCGTTGCCTGCACTCATTATGGTATTATCGGCACGTAAAAAATCATCGCCTATTACATAAATTCTAAATTTTCTTCTAACTATATTGTCACCATCACTGACAGTGACAATGAATTCATAATTTCTGTTTAATTTTTTAGGACCTATCGATGGCAATGAATAATCGTAATTTATGCTATCAAATTTAAAACTATCAAACCCGTTATCAGGCTTTAGACCATAGTCAAACCCGTGTACGTCATAGATATTTTTATCAAAGTTGCCATTTCTTTGGCTTAATGGTATGGCCAATAACGGTTCGATGAAGCCAGTTATACGACCAAGTTCGTCTATTTTTAAGCCGGGTGGTAAAGAGCCATCACCGCTGCTAATAAAAAATTTTAATTTTTCACCAGCAGCTACGTCAAAATCCACTGCGGTTATTTGAAAATCTACAGGACTAGAATCTAATATAAAATATGTACTATTTGGACCAATAGGTAACAAGCCCGGGGGATCTATAATTACGGGTAAGTTAGATCCTTGAATAGTAATTTTATAAGTTCTATCAGCAAAATCGTTTGCTGAGGTAGCTCTTATACAAAATTCAAAAACAGTATCTTTGGTTACTTCAAGTGGAACGCCTATTAAATTATAGTTTTTTAAACGTAACCCAGGAGGAATCCGGCCAGAAATTATTCGAAAATTTACACCAGTAGGGTTAGTAATAGGCAAAGGAACATCAAGGGTAGTTCTTTCTTGATAGGTTCCTAAGTTAAACCCAGATTTTTCTGTCCAAATTCCCAGCATAATATTATCCTATAGTTATATTTATAGGATTTTGGTTAGCTGTTTTTATCCCTTATTATAGGCATTATTTCGTTGCTACCACCATAAGGCTGAGCTGAACCAGGCATAATGCCTAATTTTAGTCGATGTTTCTTGACCACTAAGGGAAAACTTAATTGATCTCTGCTACTGTGTTTACAGATAAATTCCCACCAAGTTAGTAAGGCTGCTTGTACTTTGGGAGTATTAGCATAGGCTAAACTGGTTAATTCATAGAGACCAGCGTTTCTGGGCCAGTTAGTACGATTAAAATAATCCAATGTACTGGATAATGAATCGCCAGTGTCAAAATTTATTCGACCAAGTAGGTCTATTTCATCATAGACACAATTTCTTATGGCATGTTTCCATACAGCCATGTCGTTATTTTTAAGATAAGTATTGATCAATTCTTCTGGATCCATCTGCAATTCACAATGATGGTCGTGCCAAAGATAATAATCGTAACCAGGAACCATTAAAAATCCTAATACCTTGGCTAATTTAGCATTGCGTCTAGGATAGTAGAATGAATCTAAACTAAAGTCTAATAAAGGTCTTTGTTGCCAAACTTTACAGTTGTGTTCACGATCAACAAAGGCATAATAATCAACGTTGGGGTAACCGCCATTCGCGGGATCTTGAATACTGGCACCGCTTAATCCGCTAACACCAGTTATAACAGCAATTTTCATAGTTATTCGGCAAAGCCTCCATCGATAACTACTCCTTCGTCTAAATTAAAAATAGTAGCAGCACCGCCACCATCTACTCCCGTTATACTAGCATCAACTGTTCCTGATGTCCATTCTGTGCCATTCCAGACTAAGCTTTGCCCAGCTACTATATTTTCTGGAATAACTACATCATTTAACTCGTCTAAATTATGATTACTAACATCACTGATTTGACCGATAAATTGTTCAGCAGTTACAGTGCCAGTTACTACAACCTGGCCAGCTTGAATGGTAATTGTACCACTGCTTTTTAAATTAAATCCATCTAAGTCAAGGTCTCCACCTAATTTTGGTTCTGTATCTTCACTGAGTTTGCCTGGAAAATTAGTGTTAATGTTGCCAAAATTAAGATTAACCTTAGCAAAAGCAGTACGTAGGTCATCGCCTGTGCCATCATTGGCATAGTCGCCTAGGTTAATTGTTTGTAATGATAGTTGAGCCATATAATATATTTAACCTGATCTAATTTAGACTCTTTTAATTCTTGACCTGGGCCACATTTGCCCAGTACTTGGTCTAAGTTTGGTATTTTGTTTGGGATATACATTGCCATTAATTTTTCTTTCTAGTTGGCAAAATAGATATCGATTTGGAGCACCGCCTAATGAATAGTAACTACCTTGATATTGTTCAGAGTTACCGGCATCTGTTAGTTGATTGGATTTGCTAAATGTTGAATTTAAAAATTCTATTGCTTGACTTTGAGTTAAATCAGGATATACTTCTAATAAGCAGGCTAATACTCCTGTGACCTGTGGTGCAGCCATACTAGTTCCACTCAGTAAAACTTTGTAATAACTTGTATTTCTTGAATCTCTTACACCGCTGTTGCTGAGGTTAGCACTGCTGGCTATGTTACTTCCTGGAGCAAAAATATCTATTCTAGTACCTAGATTACTGAAATTTGATTTTCTTCCGGCTACAGTAGTATCAACAGAACCTACACATATACAACCTTCCGCAACGCTTATACCACCTCTTCTTGGATAATAAGTAGTGCCATTAGACATGACTACATAATCATTATAGTGATCAGCAGGATTTGTTGAATAATTATTCATAATAGAATATTCATTACCGGCAGCAACAACTATGATGACTCCAATGTTGATTAGGTCTATGATATCAGCTTCAAATGGTTCATAGCGAGTGGGAAAATATAAACCCCAGTTTCCGTTAATTTGACCAACAAACATGCCGGTTCCTGTGATAGCACCGCCTGTTTTACTACTTGGATAGGCAAAATCTATAGCATTCCAAGTGGTAGTATTATAAACGGTTCCGGCATATCTCATAGAAGTAATAGCACCGGATGCACTAGTTGTTGCACCAAGTACTGCTTGAGTTGGGCTTACGCCTAAACTCATATTAACAATAGTAGGGTTTTTTCTTCCAGTAGTAGGGTTAACAGCTTTACTGAGATGAAACTCTTTTACATAGTTAAGTATATTATTGGAATTAGGGGCAGGACTATTACCACTGGTACTGTAAGGATTGATGCAATAGATATTAGCATCTCTGGCCCACCCACAAGTGTTACCTGCTGCTATACCGGCCACGTTTGCTCCGTGGTCGCCTGAAGGACTAGCCGAATATGTATAGGTACCTGCTGCTCCACCAGTAACAGCTGGGTTATGTTGAAACCAATTATACTCTACAATTCTACTTCCGCCTGTGCCATTTACGTTAACGGCTGCTTCTGGATGAGCAGTTTTGAGATGGTCGTCTACAATAATCACATCTACATTCTTACCAGATGCTGTGGTTGTAACAGTGCCAGAAACCGAACTAGGAACAAGTATGCCACCGTCCGTACCCCAATTACCATCGTCGGCACCATCAGTACATCTTTTCAAACCCCAATTCAAACTGGCACTCGCTATACTTGAACTTTTACTCCAACCACTGGAGGTTTGTACCCAATTTGGTACTAATTTTAATCCAGCTTCTTCTAAAGTTAATGTTACAGCCATTACTCTAGGATCGTTTTTAACTTGTTCTGCTTCTTCTGCTGTGAGTTTATAACTGGTATTTCTGCTATTCGGTAGACGTTGTTCTACTGGGATTTCACGATCTGGAATATGTTCAGGCCCGCCCAAATTTTCCATATCTTGATAAAATTTATCGAGATCGTCATACTCGTGCAGAGTGATTACATATTCTTGTCTTCCATGCTGGTCAGGTTGTTTAGGTTCGTCTGGAAGAATGTGATTCGGTATGTCTAATATAGATAATTCTTCCATTATGCTTCAATCTGTTGTAGGGTAAGTGTTACAGTAATAGCAGCAGCACTTCCACTATTATTGGTTACTCTGACATAAATTGTATCTGTTACTGGATTATCGTTGTTAAATCCTGCAACTGCTGGAGTAATTAGTTGTGTTTGAGCACCAGTAGTAACAACTTCAGCAATTACTCCAGCACCAGCTAATGGGTCTGAAGTTTGTGAACGACTATTGTCGTTAGTTCTACTGGCACTATCTGCATATAATCGAACCCAAGAAGCAGCTGAAGTTTGAACTTTGTATAATAGATAACCTTTAAATCCTGTAATGCTTAGATCGGCACTGGCTCCGCTGGCTATGGAACTTGTGGTAGCATTAGCAGTAGTACGTGAACCTAATCCTGTGCCACCGCCACCGCCTGATCCTGCTGTTCCTTGAGCACCTTGGCTTCCAGATCCAATAGCTCCTTGTGCTCCTTGATTACCAAAAGCACCTTGGGCAGATTGTGTACCTTGAATACCTTGACCGCCTATAGTGCCTTGTGTACCTATAGTTCCTTGAGCACCTTGTATACCTTGAGTCCCTTGGCGTCCTTGTGCTCCTGCACTTCCTGAGGCACCTTGAGCAGCTTGAGTACCCTGAATACCTTGACGACCTTGTGTACCCTGACTACCTTGAGCAGCTTGAGTACCCTGAATCCCTTGACGTCCTTGTGGCCCTTGTGTACCCTGAGTACCTTGACGTCCTTGTGGTCCTTGTGAACCGGCTGCTGCTTGTGTACCCTGTCGACCTTGTACACCCTGAACACCTTGACGACCAGTAATTCCTTGTATGCCCTGTGTACCTTGTCGTCCTTGTATACCTTGAATATCAGCCATGATTTTTTCCTATTTCTGTATTTATAGTTTAGTGTAGCCCCAAACTACTACTTGAGTTGTTAGAGTATTGTTGGTAATTCCAAATGTAAACACATTGGCAGTGGTAGTAGAAATCGATGCAGTACTAATATTGTTCACAGTTCCGATAATTTGAGTGGGTATCGATGTAAGCACTAACTGATTACCGTCTACATAATACCAACCATAACTACTACCTAGTACCGGCACATTAGTGTTAGTCACAACTACTGTAGCGGTATATGAAACAATACCACTTGGAATATTTCCTCTAACCCATATTGAGTAAGTACCGTTTATTGGTACTGTAAGACTTACTGTGTTAGCACCTGATGCTAGTGTCCAAGATCCTGTAACTCTATCTGTTCCTAACACACTATTGCCACTGCTGTTTAGTATATCGCCACCTGCGGGTAATGTTAGTTTACCATTTGTGCCAAAAGCCCATGCCTTACCATTGACTTTGATATTGGCACTAACTCCGGTAGTTTCGTCTATGGCACTGCCTTGTGGTAATGTTAAACTACCATCTGTGCCAAGTATAACTTGGTTAAGACCGTTGACTAATCTATCTTTAGCATCATTAACCCATTCTGTGTTATAGTCAGTGCTGTTGATTTTAGCAAGAACTTGACCAACAGTACCACCTGCGGGAACACCTACTCCTTGTGTACCTTGAATACCTTGAATACCTTGATTTCCTATAATACCACTGGTACCTTGGGTACCTTGTATTGCTGTGCCTTGGATACCTTGGATACCTTGTTCACCTGTGGTACCTTGGATACCTTGGATACCTTGGATACCTTGGATGCCTTGAATACCTTGTTCACCTTTGGATGTATATAATTGCCATCTAGCAGTGTCATCAGGAGGAGCACTTCCACTATTTCCATCGCCTAATTTTATGTAGTTACTGCCAAGATAGGAAACTACATCAACCCCTCCAATATATGAAGTCGGAATTGCCTCCCAAGGTCCTCTCCAAACAAATCCATCACCGTTTTGGCCATCAGAGCCCTGTACACCTTGGATACCTTGGATACCTTGTTCACCTTGTACGCCTTGTATACCTTGACCTGCATATGCACCATCTAGACCCTGTACACCTTGGATACCTTGGATACCTTGTTCACCTGTGGTACCTTGTATACCCTGTATACCCTGTACACCCAGTACACCTAGCACACTAGCACCTGTGCTATCTTTAATATCTCCGCCCGCAGGTAATGTTAGGTTGCCATCGTCATCGAATTTCCAATCATTGCTATTTACTGTGAGAGTGGTTGTTGCCGCACTCAATGTGCTAGTAGGAACAGGTAGTCCACCTGTGCTATTATCCCAAGTAATCAAGTTGTCAGTTGACGAGTATTTTGTATCGTTACCTTGGATACAAAACCAAACCCCACCGCCGATGGCTTCAATAGTAACACCATTTCCACCTGTATAAAGTGTATCACTAGTTTTGGTGTAGGTTTGATTTACTGCGGTCAGTCCAGCACCAGCAAGAGTAAGTGTTTCACCAATTGGTTTATCAGAGATTAGACTACCTGCTGGCAATATCAGTGTATCCTGGCTAAATGTCCAAAATTTGTTAGAGACAACGCCGCCACTTCCAGAATTAATTCTTATTGATTTGCCGCTGATAATAGACACATCCCATGACAAGTCAATTTTATTAGTACCGACAGGACCGCCTACAATGCCACCATCTGGAATTGTTAATACGCCATCGTCATCAAATTTCCAATCATTGCTGTTTACTGTAAGAGTGGTCGTTGCCGCACTCAATGTGCCAACTGGCGGGGTAGTGCCTGCATATGGGCCTGCGACCCAGGTCATAAGATCTGTTGAACTAAACCATCCAGTGGCATCGTACTGGATTACCCAATTCGACCCTATCAACGACATTAATGGACCGTCCGGCAATGCTTGATATGTTGTAGCGTTTTGTTTAGTAAAAACTAGGGTGCCAGCCCAACCACTAATATCAGTTAACTGATCTAATGTAACTGTCTCAGCGGATGGCGTTTCACTCAAGATGCCACCGTTTGGCAATGTTAAACTACCATTTGTGCCAAAACGCCATACTTGTTGATCGCCACCGTTGTTGTCATTTGTGCCAATCTCTACACCATATGCTGGAGCGCCGCCATATGCTGAACCACGTTGTAGTACATAGTTAAAATCATCACCAAAGTATAAGTCTGGGTTGCTACCAGCAGCCTTCATGACGTGTAAGTGAGTTGGACCGCCTGGTTCAGGTAATGCACCAACTTCTAATATGCCACGAGCAGTTGTCATACTAACAACACCGTCGGTGCCTACGCTAACGGAATAAGTGACATTACCGTCGGTGTTAGTGATTTGTGTAGGTGATTCAACTGGAGCAGCGTTTCCATACAATGAACCAGTGACAGCAACACCATCGCTATCGAAACCACTACTACTATTATCGTTGCCATATCCACCACTATTACCGCTAGTGCCAATAATATTGATATTAGCCCCTGTGGCAAATATACCAAAAATACCTTCTTGGTATGTTACAACGTAGTCACCGCCGCCAAAAGCAGTTGAGTTAGTTATTGGGGCGCCATCATTATAATTAATGTCTGTTTCCAAGTTAGTGTGAATAGCATTGGCGCCATCGTATTCATCATTGCCACCGTCATCGATACTATAGGTTGGCCAAGTATCTGGCAAAGTTCCTGATATGCTAGTTGATTCAACAACTCCGTTGACGTCGACCCCTGTAATTGTAACAGTGACATCGTTATCAGGACTTGCTAATGGATTACCGGTAAAGTCAATTGTGATATCAGTACCTAATATTGTAAAAACATCACCAACTTGATAGCCACTGCCATTGACCCAGTTATTTAACAATATAGTATTGCTTGGTTTTTCTAGGCTGTAAATAATAAATCCACTTCCAGTACCAGTGCCGCCGGTCTGAGTTTGGGCACTTACATTATAATCATTTTCAAAGAATTCAAAGTTAGTTTTTTCATCACCAATGATTGAGTTAAAGTTGCTAAAATTATCATAGAATGCGGTCCTAATAGCATTGATATTGTTAAAATCGCCTTCAACACCCTCGTCTAAGATGACATTATCAACAATTGCTTCAGCAAATGTTTTTAACTTTGTTGTCAATGTCGGCTCATCCCAGTTTGATCCGTCACTGATCACAACTAGCATTGCTACAATATCACTGCCTGTTAGTCCTGTTACTTGAAAATCATCACTGCTTGTGTCTGTATCAATAGCACTCGATGGGCTAACTGAGTCTCGATAAATTACAATCTTGTTAATAGGACCGTTGTTATCGTCGGTGTTGTCATACATAGTGCCATAGTGTGCTCTAAAGCCTTTGTATGGTGGCAGTAATACTGGTCCGCCACCGCCTAATACGCTATTGCCGTTACTATCAACAATGTCGCCGCCCGCAGGCAATGTTAGGTTACCATCTGTGCTAAACCCCCAGGTATTCTCAGCGCCATTACTGTTTAGATTTGTTTGGACAAAAAAGCCGCCACCTGCGATTTCTGATCCATTTTGATAACTTACGTCCGCTACTCCTGCCCAAGAGTTAGCATCGTAACTGGATAATGCCGCATATAGATTTTGATTGCCACTTAAATTTACAGCGCCGTCGCCGTAAGGATCACCAAGTTTTCCACCGTTTGGCAATGTTAAGTTACCATCTGTGCCAAATATCCATTCGTTGCTGTTTACTGTAATTTTAGAGCCAATACTAAACGATGGTCCGGTAAATGTGTAGCTTTCACCATCTTGGAATTGTGGACCGCCTGAGTTTCTATCTAAAATTATAGTCTTACCAACCGCATCAATGCTCTGTATAACACCATTGACAACGCCGGGTCCGTTGACAACCCAAGTTGTATTAAGACCAGTATAGTTCAATGTAGTGAATGTACCTGTATAACTATCACTGCCGAATGAATTTAATACTGGCCCTTTGATTAAATTATCTTCTTTATCATCGATAGTAGTACCATTAGGGAATGTTAGTTTGCCATCTGAGTTAAGTACAATTTCCTTAATACCGTTGACTAATCTATCTTGAGCAGCTTGTGTGCCTTGTACACCTTGGAATCCTTCAGTACCTTGTACACCTTGGAAACCTTCAGTACCTTGTACACCCTGTACGCCTTGACCACCTTCAATACCTTGTACACCTTGAGCTCCGCCTCCAGCCCCACCGCCACTAGTGCCTTGAGCACCTTGAGCTACCAATAAGTCCCAGTAACCAGCATTAGGTGGTATAACAGGTGGTTGATAACTTTGGGCTGTTGCAATATAGGTTGATCCTTCATATACTACTACATCATTTGTAGTATAAAAATTACCAGAAACATATAGTCCTTTATACGTGAATCCTATACCTTGCACACCTTGTTGTCCTTGAGTACTTTGTGTACCTTGAAAACCTTGAACACCTTGGAAACCTTCAGTACCCTGAATACCTTGAATACCTTGTACGCCTTGCACACCTGATATTCCTTGTACTCCGTTACTACCTGCAAAGGGCTTTGTTAGAGTAAACCTGTCGACAAAGACATCCGATGGGGGAGATAAATCTACTGGAATTACAAAGTCATAGGACGGGTAACTTGGATCTGCTGATTTCTGTACTGTGCCAGTTACAGTAAGTACTGTGGTTACAGGTGTGAGACCTTGATATGTTATTATGGTAAATTTATCACCGACTTTTACAGAATCATATATGGCTACAAATTCTCCAGTATCAGATACTCTACTTCTTAATACATAACCTGAAGCCCATGTAATCCAAGCAATGCCACCAATAGCTTCTGCACCTTCAATTATTTCAGATACTATTAATTGACCTGAATTATCAACGCTTAAAGAATTATTTCCTAAATAGATTGTGTTATTATCTAGATAGATAGATTTAAATCTTTTTGTAGGTGATCCAATATCATAGGTAATATCTGTGGTTGGAAGAATATGTTCGCCAACTGCACCAAGATCTACATTGCTACCATCTAGTAAACTATCTTCGTCTGTTAGTTGATTTACGTCGGTAGGAATAGTTGGTGCATTTGAGAGGTCATTATAATCACCACTAAATGTGCCATCGCCCGGACCCCAACTTAAATTACCATCTCCGTCGTTGACTAGATAACCTTGAGCATCGGGTGGCAACTGAAGAGCACCTACATAATCGAGTTCGGACCAGTTTGCTTCTCCATTACCAATCTTTAATCGGCCAGTATCGACTTCAACTCCTGGTTCTCCTTGACTTAGGACAGGATCGGCTTCGATCCATGCTTCTGCCGTATCTCTTCTTAATTGTATTTTATTTGCCATCTTTTATGCTCCGATATTCAAAAAGTTGTGGTAGAAATTCCGCCATCGACATTTAATCCGTTAGCGTCGTAAATTGTACTAGCAGATCCTCCGTCTAGTCTTAAGTTTAAAACTAAGGTATTGATCTGAGATACTAGATCATATAGCTCGTTAAAATTAGCATTGACTTTAACAAAGGCTGTTCTGATAGGATCGCCATTGCCTTTATCTGCTTGTCCAACATTGATAACCTGTTTAGTCATTATGTACGTCCTACTGATATTTCAATCATTCCTGCTTCGGAGGAGTCTTTATCAGCCAATGCTTTTCCTATAATAGTACCTATAATAGGATTAATAGCCTTAACAGCATGTCCTGCTGTGCCAGCAGTGGTTAGTAAATCGCCCTTTTGAACACGACCAACTACTTTACAAAATACACGACCTTGTAATGCTATAAGAGCACTGTTAGCACTTTCAAAGTTTTTGTTCAATACAAATGCTGGATTTTCACTAACTACCCCGGCCACTCTACTATCACCAAAAGTTGTAGTAGTAGTCACTTCAGCACTGCCACCAAATACTAATACTGTGCCTGCTGGATAAGTTTCATCAGCACGATACCACTCAGCTAAGTCAGCATAGGTTGATTGTAATTTACTACCAGCACTTAAACTCCAATCACCAGTTATTGTGCCAGCTGTACTACTGTTACCAGTGGTTATTGCTGTTGTAGCTAGGTCGTCGCCGGTTTGTAATTCTTGTATATTTGTCCCGCTTAAGACTAATGGATATTTTGCGGCCATTTTTTATTCCTTATAATATTGATACATTAACAGTGCCACCTGATCTTGTTGTTATTGTGAAATTATTAGATATCGAATTAACAATGGACTCATTTACACCGTTACGTAGTAAAATCTCTAAACTTGTGTCATTAAGTAATGTTAGATCGATTATGCTGGCATCATTGGCAGTAACTTGTACACTTGATGTAAACAAATTCACATCCATAATTATAGTGCTGTTTGTATAATTTGTTATGTTTAATGCCTGAGCAATTTTGCTTATTGGTACACTAACCTGTATTTTAGCCCAATTTGGTTTTTTGGGCACACTGCCATCACCAACTTGCGTAAATATTTTTTTAATAGTAGTAGCATTCGGACCAACAAAACTTGTCGTATTGACATTAGTTTGATAAGGTACTGAACCATTCACACCATTTTTTAGGTTTGTAGCACTTGTTGCAGTTGTGGCACTTGTTGCTGTAAATGTGGCATCAGTGCCAGGTGTCCATTGGCCTTTGTAAGTTACTGTTGTGTTTGTATCAACGGTGCCCGATGCACTGATGATAGTAACATCACCATCGGTATTGATATTATTAATCTTGATGGTGCCGTTGCTGGTTCTTTTTATAAGAGCATTATTAGTAACTGATGTGCTTATTTCTGTTACGCTAAATGTACTTGTTCCTTGTGTACTTCCAGGAGTGAATGTATAAGCGTACGGAGTATTGATTGTGCTGGTATTAAATAAACTCCAAGTGGCATTTTTAAGGACTTCATCATTTTTAGTAGTTGCCCAGCCATCTGTTAGTGTAAAGTATGCTGAATCAAAACTACTTAACCCACTAGCTGCTTGCTTGACTACTGCTGTTCCTGTAGGAGCGGCGGAGCTAGTGGCAGATAATTGTAAGCTTAATTTACTCTGTAAAATGCCTGCACTACTATTAACATCAGCATCGATAATAGTATCGGGGTTAATTTGAAAATTTACCTGTGCTTCATTCAGACTAGTTACAGTATCACCAATACTATGATTAACTGCTATGCCTGATGTAAATTTACTATTATTTGCTGTAGCCTTACTGAGTCTAGTAACACCGTCTAATGAGTTAGGCCCGACACCTACTGTTTTAGTCGAATATTGAAATACTTCGCTGCCTATTAACACATAGCCATTTGTTGGAAATGCTGTGGAACTGGCGACAAATATAGAACTAGTAACTTGGCTAGTTGGTATAGTCTGCGTTAATGTACTGGTTATAGGACTAGTCAATGTGGCAGTTAAATCGCCACTTACTTCTGCGTTAATAGAACCATTCAATGCACCAATAAAGGTCAATATGTCAGCCTTGGCAGGTGCAGTTAATACAATATCTTTTAATTTTGATAATTCGTTAAACTTATTTGTTTCGGTATCTACATAATTTTTAGTAGCAGCATCATTGAGCCCAGTAGGGGTAGCAATATTAGTCAGTCTATTACCATCCCAATCCATGTCTGCAATTGGTTTAGTTCTGCCATCTAAACTTAAAAATCCTGGACCGATTCTTTGTACTGGGTCAGATATCAAGTTTCCTTGCTCATCCATTCCCAATCTTCTATTAATATAGCCATTTATAGCTGATTGAGTAGGAACAACATCATTAGCAGGATTAGTGAATCTATCATCTGCACTGAATTCGCTAATGGCCACACCACGCTTAAATCCAATGCCATCTAAATTACTTAGAGCAATACTAGCAGCAAAAGTAACGGTTCCTGTGCCTTGATCTACCTTAAAGAATCTACCAACACGATAGATACCATCTTGATCGGTGCTGGCATAAAATACTCTACCCTTGCGTCTTTCTTGAATTTCTTGACTTTGTTTTGGTGCTCTTGGTTTACCATAAATTCTGTTAGGATAATTTGATTGATTAAATCCGCCTGTGCCAATGTCTAGGAAGTCATGACCAGTAGCTCTCATGGTACTGATCTTAGTTATAATATCTGCTTGTTCGTTAGAGACTAGCCCTACTCTAAGTACCACATCGGAAATGCTTTGCAAAGTGAAATTAGAGTCCGGTGACATCGATGAACTTAATCCAGTTAATACACCAGAAACGTTAGGTAGTCTGGTTGTGCCATTTGAATAAAAATCACTGATATTAATTATACCACCATAACCTGGGTCCTCTACATAACCTGTAATTCTATGTAATTTTCCGTCCCAGGCAAAGATCATCTGCCCGGTGTTTATTCTCTCAAGATCGCTGCCGGTAATAGTTTGAACAGCTATACGTACATCTCCGGCTGTATAACCTGAAGTTTTTCCATTATTTGGTGTATTAGTTCGATTTTGATTGACAACTAATTGAATATATCTGTAAGGAGAATCAAAAGTTAATATAGATTCATTAGTGCCTAAAGCATCGCCGATAGAGTCATTGGTGTTATACGCAATGACCCTATAAATGGTTGCATTATCTGAATCTGTTGGATCACCTTTGAATGTTAGAGCAGTACTAGGCCTTGTTGGGTTTGTATCTAGTACTTCTTTAAATTTAAAGTTTTGTCCACATCTAATGGTAATTGTTTGTTCATGAACAAGATCGTCTTTTAGACCAGAAGATTCGGAATCATTATTACCTGAAGTGTTGAGATTTAATTTTAGTACATCACCACCTTCCCTTGATTCCACAGTGGATAATTCATAACGAAGTATTCCTCCAGTTAGTAAATCAGAGCCAAAATTAATTTCTATTATGCCTCTATTATAAGGTATATATTGGAAATCACTAATGTAAAAAGATATATCTCCTTTGGCACCTGATAAAGAATAGTCCCCAGTTTTATAAACCTTAGCCACTTGGACCATGTCATCGGACAAGTTAACTAGATCTGGAATTTCTAAAGGATCAGTTCCGTTAGCAACCAAGCCATATTCGCCATTAGCAGAGCTACCATTTAAGGATCTTATTTGGCCGCCATTATTACTGTAATAACTGGTCCAGCAATAGTAGGTAAACAAACTAACAGCTTCGGCTAATCCATTATTATTTGTTACAACGCCATAACCTAGATCGTTGACTTGTGTAAAGTCGTTGGACAACATGCTGATATTACCACCAGAAACTAAGGTAATTTCATAGGGAGCAGCACTGGTTAATGGAGTATCATCATCGAGTACAATATTGTATGACGGATAGGCAATAGTAGCAAGGGTAGATATGCCTTGATTTACAGTTTGGTAAATGCTATCTAACAATGTGGTTATTCTAGCACTAGTGCCATCCTCGCTTACTTTGTTGGTATCTTTAAATTGTGTATATTCGCTTTGATTGGACTGTACGGTTATATTTTGTGATATGCTTATACTGGATGTTTTTATATAAGTGATTGCAGCCAATAACAATGGAATTTTAGATGATGTAACTCTTAAAACGCCAGTGCCTGAATTAAACATTCTTTTAGTGGCATCTAATGTTTTTATATTGCCCGAGCTTCTAATGTCAAAGACAGCACCATCTATAACTCTGCCAATCATTCTGGACATATCTTCTACAGAATACTTTATACTAGGAAAATCAGTATTAAGTTTGGCTATTGTTTGAGCTTGTAAAAAGTTTTTATTCAACCTAATTAATTCACTAGCTACGGGTTTGCCAGCAGCAGTGGGGATCCAGCTGTTAATTTTATATCTTACACCGTCGATGAAAAAACTAGTTGGAGTTTGAATTTCTTTAGGAAAGTCTGAAACAATTAAATTAAAATTATCTACTTTTTGTGTGACTATTGCCGGGATATTTCCGGCGAATCCGTCAATGTATTGACCGCCTCTAAATGCCTGTTTGTTTAGGCTAGCACTAAATGATGCACTTTGTTGGCAATATGGACTCTTGGTTAGGATTTGTCCTTCTGGATCAAACACCATCATAAAGCCACCGTGGCCTTGACAAGTAATTTGTCTTACAATAGTAGCATCATTACATAAGAATACATCTAAATCTTTATTATTTTTTGGTGCATTATAATTGGCGTCAAAAGCAAACATCAATTTTGTGATCATATTGGTCACAATTGTTTTGACTGTTGTTGATTCACTGGCAATTATATCGGTATTAATATAATCGGAAATATACAACATTCCTTGACGACAATATGTATCTAATGTAACTTCAGCGAATATACCCTGTAATTTTAATATCTGTTCTTGGCCGCCATTAATCAAATCAGAGGCAATGGCTTCGATAATATATCCAGTGTCGCGTCTACTCTTTGTTACTTCCAAGGCAGACAATGCATTTGGACTCATCTGAACGTTAATATAGTCAACAATACCATTGGCAATAGTTTGTTTTGCTGCCTTAATAGCATCGGCAGCAGATTGATAGTTTCCAGCATTTACATAGGTCATGCCTAGATTAGACAACCTTGAAGGATTTTTTAGATAATGATAACCATAGTATCCTTCGAACTCTTCATTAAGATCAGTACCGCCGCTGATAATAGGTAAACTATCAAACATACTGTTTCTAAAGAACCAAGTATCTACCCAAGGACTTTGACTAACTCGATCTTTTGGTCTTATTATGGTTCTTCTAAATTCGTCACCTACAATAGAAGTATTATTAGGAACTTTTATAGGATAATCTTCCTCATAAATCCCGCTTTCAACATATATGGTAACATTGGTCGTTTTTACAGGATTGTCGAATTCTAAATTTTCTCCGTCAATAAATGTGCCTACTACATATTGTAATTCCACATAATCGTAATTTTGAATAGTACTAGTATACTGATAAACGAATCCATAAGCACCAGATGTACGACCTTTGACCAATTTACCAGGTGTTATATCTTTGCTTGCACCTTGATCTACTGGCAGGCCATTTTTATTTGTAAAATTTAATATAGTAATACCGTTGCCGCCATCGCTGGTAGATACTACAATAGACGGAGTTGTCACTTGTCCAACGGTGTAGCTAATTAATTGTCTATATGGGCCTGTTTCATAAGGTGCATTTTTAATTAAATATTCTGCTTTTTCACAGGCTTTGCTGATGGATTTATAAGCATATGCCCAAGCACGACCTTGTTTACCTGCCGGTGTATTCGTTTGTTCGTCATCGCCTACTGTACTTACATAAAGATTTACTGTGCTGGCAAAACTGCTATTATCTACATAATATTTGGTGGCTGCTTGAAGATCGTTGGCACCATTTGGGGTACCGGCACCAGCTAATGAACCAGGATGATCTGATAAGTTTAAAATGCCAGTCATAGTGCTGCCAGCTTTAAGTACTGTTTCACTGGCTCTTGGTACTTGATTACCACTAGCTCCTGCTGGCACTTCTAAAGCACCAGTCATTACACTTCCTGCTTTGGCTACATACCTTCCATCAGCATAGCCTTTAGGTATGGCCAGCTCATCTATGGTAGTTATTATTGAAGTATTAATATCGCCGGTATCATATACTTCATTAAACTCCGTGACTGCTTCTACGCTAGGTGCTTTTAATTTAGCTATAGCATAATTATTGGCATTAAGAGGGTTGGTTAATGTAGGCGTAATATCCGAATTTAATGATGAGCCTGTGGAAATTAATTTAATTTTATCAGGATCGCTGGCTAGATCCACGCTGATGCCAATGCCTACTAGTTCTCTTCCTACTATAGATTCGCCAGTGTCGTTGGTAGTTATAACACGATTGCCATCTAAAGTATTTGGTACATTGCCGAGATCTTGAAAATTTATTCTACCGCCTAGATTAAAAACTGAATATAGTTCTGTAAAATTTTCGTTGACTTTTCTGAATGATTCGCGAATACTATCGCCGGTGCCATCATTACCTTGTACGCCAATATCAATTTCTTGTTTTGACATTTTATACCCCGAAACTTGAACCACAACCGCAAGTAGTTACTGCGTTGGGATTTTTAATACTGAATGATGCACCATTTAGGTCATCTTTAAAATCTATTTCAGCACCTTGTAAATATTGCATACTCATGGAGTCAACTAAGACTTTCCAATCACTTAATGGAATTTCAAAATCGTCTTCGTTTTGTTCTTCGTCAAAGGTAAAACCATAGCTAAAACCGCTACAGCCTCCACCTTGAACAAAGGTTCGTAATTTGACATTGGGGTTATTTTCTTCTAAAAATAACTCTGTGATTTTATTTTTGGCAGATTCGCTGATTGTTATCATAATGATATTTATCAATAACCTAACTGTTCGTATAGTTTGGTTTGGATCAATTTTGATATATACATATATAATTATAAGGATATACTTATGTTAAAATGGTTAAAAGATTTATTTGAAATCCCTAAAAGGGAAGAACTCCCAGCAGCACCATATAAAGTGGAGGCAGCTCCAGTAGCTACCCCAGTAGCTGAAGTTAAAAAGCCGGTGAGAAAACCTCGGGCCAAACCTTCAGCTAAACCTGTGGCCAAGCCAGAAGTTCAACCAGCAGCTAAAAAGCCTAGAGCAAAGAAAGTTGTTGAGCAACCAGCTAAAACTACAGCCACAAAAAAAGCCCCTACTAAAGTAGAGGCTCCTAAACCAAAAGCACCACGTAAGCCTAAGTCACAGGCCTAATTTTGCTTGTTCGTAAAGTGCAAAGCTGGAAATATTTTTTCCTTTACTTTCACACATAATATCGAAGTTGTCCCAAAAGCTTAGGGCCCACTCATTTACTGCACGATTCCAGTAGAAGTCACTGTGAGCTCTAAGTTTTTGTTTACGATAGCCTTCTGCCAGTAGTTGGCTATGATTGGGCATGACTGTGGAGTCGTGATTTACCAGTAAATCTTCACGACTGACGCTATAATGACAAGTAGGGCGAACACCGCGCCAACTATCGATAACCCTCTTAACGCGATCGTCTCCAGGGGAGATGTACTCACCTTCGCGAATCCAGTGATGATGGATGTCAAGAACAATAGGAACGAGATCACTAATTGATAAGCAATTGTCCAGTCCATGGCTTATTTCCTCGTTTTCGATAGTGATACAATTTCTCGCTTGGGGGCTGAGACGGCTGTGGGCACGGCGGATGCCTTCCGGACCGGCTCTACCCGATATGTGGACGTTAATTTTGAGGTCCTGGAAATTTCTGCCAAACCCCAACCAAGTGGCCAACTGTGCATGATATTCAAACTCCTCTATACTTCGGTTAACAATGTCTTCATTATCACTGGCCAGAACTGTAAATTGCCCTGGATGAAAAGACAGACGAACACCAAGCTCACGAGCGCGGCTACCGATCTCTCCAAAGTGTTTTTCAGCATAACTGCAAGTGTCAACCCTACGCCAAAACCAACTCCAAGTAGGCTCTGTGTAAACTGGTAGGAGATCACTTGATAAGCGAACCATTCTAAGATTTCCATCTAAACTGCCTACCTTTTCAATTAATAGTC